CTTGTTCTTTCTGGTTAACCGGCTGCGCCAGTCTTTTTCCGGTGGTACCTCTGCAAAATCCTCTGCCGCCTTCTCCCGATCTTCCTGAGCCTTTGTTGCCATGGATTCCGGATCGCTAGCCACCAGAGATGCCATCGCTTCATAGGACGGCCGGCTTGTTCCTGTGGCATTTGATCCTTCATCCAGTTCCAGAAACTTATGGATGCGGACCAGATCGAATGCGTTACAGAGCTGGCCTCCGGCAGGATCGGTTCCGTGATTGCTGTACGCGAATTTTCCATCGTTGTAGATGACCAGACCGGCGGCTGTAGAACCAGCGGAGTAGGTATACCTGTCTTCTTTGGATGTTGGGGTGTATACGTCTGGCAGGAATTTTGCGATAGCTTCCGGGACCGTATATGTCCGGCAGAAGTATCCGACGATCCCGGTTTTTTCTGTTGGATCGCCCTGCTTGTCTGCCTGCTTCTTCCGGATTCCTGTCATCCGGGATGATTCCGGCCAATAGCTGACATCTGTCCAATCCGGGTATTCCCGCAGGACTGCGTCAGCGTCCAGCCACGGTTCATCTGCGTATTCAAAGACCGGGGTTACATCCGATGAATGACTGGGCCAGTACATCAAACGGCTTGGCTGGTAAGTTGAGTCGTCGAAAAAATCGATTCCGACCTTCTCCGCGATCTTCCGAGCTATCGCTTCATATTCATCCGCGCTAACCTCTCGGTTCAGCGGGATCACCAGCCGAAATTTCGGCATAGTCGGAGCATATTTGTGCGTGGAGTAAATGCAGTATGCGCAGATCAGGTCCAGATTGTCGGCCATATCCTGCGGGAATGTACTTGGCGCGAAATCCAGATCGAGGGTCAGCAGCTGTCTGCTGATCACGTTCTCTGCTTTCCGGTGCCCGCCCCGGAGCTGACCACCAACAAATCCGCCGATATCTTTGATCTGGTCCTGCCGGTCTTTCGGCATCTTCAGGTATTCTGCATGGGTTTCTGCCGTCAGGATGCTGTTGGACAGGCGGGCAAGAAGCTGCCCCCATGTCCAGTTCTGGTTTTTCCACTTGACCTCAAACCGGGTTCTCCCGACGGATATCATCAGCTTCCCGTCATGTTTAACTGGGATTGGTTCGATCTCGCTTAGCTTCAAATTTGGTTTTTGCATGATCCCAAATCTTCCTTACCTTTGGATTTTCTGCGGCAGTGAATATTTCGTCGGCTAGTTCAAAACCCTTGTCCTTTGCGTATTTCACTATCAGATTGCAGACCTTTCGGAATACTTCTGCTGTGACCTGCAACTCGGTGGTTGGCCGGTCAGTGTATGGGTGGTACACGTATTCCCGGTTCCCGCATCGGATTGCCAGCGCATCCAGATCGACCTTCATAATGTCTTCTGATTCGATCCAGCGCCCGCCTTTCCATTCCGGCGGAATATGGATTGTTATTGAGTGCATAAGCTAATCCTTTCTGTAATAATCACAGACATACCCATCTGCGTTCAGCGGCAGGCCCGGTGCCCACGGGATCGGGGCCTTCATCGCTTCCAGAATGTTCTGATACGCATCCTTGTCGCTGATCGGTGCGTCCACGATGATTTCATCATGAACGTGCATTACGATCTGATAGCCCATAGCGGATACGTTCCGGATCGTCTCCGCGAGACAGTCCCGGGCGACGGCCTGTGTTAGGTTCTCCACCAGCTTCCCGGAATAAGTCTCTTCTTCTGCCCACTGGCGCGCCGTGTTGACAGACCAGAATGAGATGTATTCTTTCCCTGTAGGATCTTGCTTCAGTCGTGCGTTCCAGTAGCAGATTGACCGACCGCTGGGCAGTTTGGCGTATAGGTTTCCGCCTTCGTAGTAGTAAGCGATTCCATCTCTTACCCGGACCGGTTTAGCACTGCTTCTGCGGTCCGCGATTGCCGTTTTAGCGGCCAGTTCCACTTTCCGCCAGAAGTTGACGATGTGCGGGTTCGCGCTTCTCCACAGGTCTACGATGCCCTGCAGTTCCTCTTCCGGGATTGATCCGCCCTTATCCATCCGTTTCATAGCACCGACTCCGCCGAAATATCCGAGCGCAAGGACAGCAACTTTCCCCTTTTGACGCAGGTGTCCGTTCTCACCGTGTTTGACGACCGGAACGTGGTACATCTTGGATGCCGTCTCGCAGTAGATGTCTTTCCCTGCACGGAATGCTTCCAGCACCCATTCCTCCCCGGCTAGCCAGCCCAGCACACGAGCTTCAATGGCAGAAAAGTCTGCGACGACAAAGTGATTTCCGGGGGAAGGGATGAACGCCGTCCGGACCAGTTCCGAGAAGATGAATGCCGGTTCCCCGAACAGCATTTCCAGATCGTCAAATCGGCCTTCACAGACCAGCTGCCGGGCTAGGTCCAGATCGGGCAAGTAGTTCTTACTTAAGTTATGGACCTGTACCAGCCTGCCGGCGAAACGTCCTGTCCGAGCGGCGCCGTAGAATTGCATCGTTCCCCGGATACGTCCGTCAGCGCAGGCTGCGTCCTGCATTACGCCGAATTTTTTGACCGAAGATTTTCCCAGAGCCTGCCGGATTTCCAGAACACGTCGTACTTCCGGCGGAAGGTCCACCTTTTTCAGCTGGTCCACGACCACGTCCTTGGTTACTTCCGCCAGCGGGACACCCTTCCGGTTCAACCAATCCTTTAACTGGATCAGGCTGTTCGGATTTTCCAGACCGGTGATCTCCTTGGCTTCATTGATCAGCTGGATCTGTCGTTCCGCGTCATAGGCGACAATCTTGTTCACCATGGGCAGATCAACTCGGACTCCGCGATCATTCATCCGCTGGTCCAGATACCACAGGTTCCATTCGGATTGGATCGGCTGGACCTTCTTCAGCAGCATTTCCCGGATAGCTTGTTCGGTCACGACATCCTGTCGGTTATACTCGATGTACAGATTCCATTTATCCGGGTCATGTGCAGGTAAGTTCCGCGTCCGCCCATTGTTCGCTTTGGTGGGTTTACAGGGTTTGCTGAAATAGTTAATCAGCGCTTTGCCTCGGGGGTCCTTCAGTTTCTCTGCCGGGAGGCCCAGCGCAATGCCGGCACCGGCGAGGGAGCCGGGGAGCCCCAGCTCCAGCGCGCGGACCATGGTGTCGTCCCATTGCTCCGGGGGCATATCATGTCTCAGGGCCACACGCAGAACCTGCCTTTCGAAATTAGCATTCCACGCGGTAAACATGACGTGTTCCGGATTTCCACCGCAGAGGGCGGAGTAGAGGCGTTTGTGGTCCTCTACCCGTTCCCCGCTTGCCAAATCGATCACGTGAACATCATTCTCATCGTCAAATCGATACCCCAGTAAAAGGAGTTGAAACCCCGGGGATTCGACGTAACGGTATACGCCACAGTCTGACAGTTCATATGGAGAGTATGTTTCTGTATCGATTGAGCAAATCATTCTAACCACCAGTAGCATTTTCTCGTTGCGATGTAACGGATCATATTTATTGTTACGCCAAACTTGTCCGCTATATCTTTGGTAGGAGTTCCTTCAGAAAGAAGTCGGCGTATTTCGAAAACGTCCTTTTTTGTGAGCGTTCTCATTTTTCCGCCATAATCTAAAGTGCTTCGAACGTTTTCGGAGTGAGATCCGTATTTCAGGTTTTCTAGTCTTGCATCTGTACGAACCCCATTCAAATGAAGGACTTCTTGTTCGTTTTCGCGTTCCCCCAGAAAAGTTTTTGCTATCAATTCATGCACACAATGAACATCGTTTCTTCCTAGGTTCACAACGGTATATCCCCTTGATGTATCTACCGTAGGCTTTTTTATACGACCCTTGTGAAAACACCGATATCTAGTCCTAGTTCTGCCATGGGTTTGTTCGATATATCGGTCCAAACTCCGTATCCGTCCTTCGGTGCTGGCCTGATAGCGCCCCTCATATCCGGGAATGTCCTTCCAGATTTCCGGTTGCATTAACCGAAATCCTCTTCGTCGTCGAAGTCATCCCCGAAATCCTCTTCCGCGGTAGCTCTGGCCCCGCCCAGACGTTCGTCATCCTGCAGCTTCTGGATGGTATTCAGTCCGACGCCGATGCCGCGGTTGCCGTTGTTGTCGTAAGCGAACAGGTTGAATCCCGCACGGCCCCAGCACCCGCTGTACACCTCGTTTGGGTCGAGGATCTCGTTTCCGTTCTCATCGACGATGCCGGGCTTTTCTTTTGCCGTAGCATTCAGAAAGTACATCCCGGCGTACTCCGGCGCCTCGTCGGCGCGCTCTTCATCACCGTCCCGGAGCGGCAGGTGCAGATTCTTCGGAATCTTTCCGCCCCATTTCTCCGCCATGCCTTTCTGCTTGGTGACCTCGATGGCAT